CCCCCATATCGTCAGGATTTGGATTCTTGAAGAAGTTTCTTAACTTGTCTAGTTGCTCTTGATTTCCCTCATCTTTTCCATCTGCTAAAACAAATTCATACCCATTCGCAAGAGTATCATCAACACATCTTCTCAAGATTGCATTTACGACTTCTGATTTAAGAGAAATCTGTCTGAGAAGATTGTAAGAAACTTGTGTATCTGCACCTGATGCAGATTGTCGGCCAGCAGTTGTTGCTAAGCCTATTTTTGATAGAGATGCAAGAGTTTTTCCATCCCAAGAAACTCCTTCATTTCCCATATTTCCATTGATTAAATCTGACATCTTTTGAGTATCAGATGGGTCAGCCCTTCTTCTCAAAAGTCTGTCAATGATACTTCGCTGACGCTCGGCCATAAGTTAATGGGTTGTGTTCCGGTTTTTCACCATGACGGCTCTAACCTAGTTTATTGGTATCTAAAGCAATTATTGAGAACATGAAAAAAAGTATCAACCAGCAACAGGTTTCAAGAGTCATTTATCTCAAAGAACCATTGGTATTCCAACGCTTGCTGAGACAGCAGCGAAGAAAATTAAAGCCATCTTTTGAGTCCACATTTCGACAAACTTTTCAATCGGAGATAATCTAGTTTTGATTACAGCGACATCAGTTTTTAATTTATTCATATCTTTTTCTACATGAGCAAGGTGGTTGTCTTTCAAAACTGTCATATCTTCTCTAATTTGAATTAAAGATTCTTTGATAAAATCGAGTTCTTCTGACACGGAGAATCACTCTTCTTCGGTGTTGGCTTCAACAGCCTCGGAAAGACGTGATATCAAATCTGCTTTTGTTCCTGATGTTGGGAGTCCTTTTTCTTTGCACATTTCTACTAATTCTGCTTTCTTTTTAGCATCCATAGCAGCAGTTAAATCTTCAACTGCATCTACAACATCATCAATCTTACTTTCACTTTCAGTCAAAGTATCAATTATTTCGTCAAGACTTACTTTACCATCAGCCATAATTGTCTGATACTTTTTCAATCCCCATACTGTCAGTCCGAGAACTGCTGCTAAAACAGCAATCCATAATTCTAAATCTACACCATATATCTGCATTTATTTCACCTTAATTTTTCTTTTTTGTATTGAATTCATCCATGTCTAATTCGTGCTTTTGTCTCAATGCTGCTTGCTCTATTTCATGTTGGATATGAGCATTCTCCATTTCCTTGACGTGAGCAAGGAATGCTTCTGCACTTTTCATTTCAGATTCAAGACGGGAAGGTAAAGCACCAAGTTCTGCTGCCTGTTCGCTTTTCCATGACTCCAAAACGGAGTTCATAAACAATAATGCTGGTGAACCAACAATTGCGATTAATGCGACATAGAAATCAAGATTTTGTTGGATTAATCCTGTATCATCATTTATGCCTGAATAGATAACAAAACAAGCGAAGAATAACCATGCTAGAATCAATGGAACACCCAATACCATCAACATGATATCATTGAATGTAATTGGCTTTTTAGGGCGTGTTGGGGGTTGAATTGAAGCAGTAGTTTTAGCCATGCTAGTCGCCTTAATTCAAAGTCTGTTTTATCGAGGCTCTTTAGAGTATCGTCAGAAAGAGTAAGTTTTGATAGATTTTGAAGAATACTTCTAAATTAGGCTAAAATTATAGTCAGATATGAAATCATTGATATACGGAAACCACACCCGAAGGCCATGAACGCATCAGAATCGGGCAATCTATCATTACTCCGAACATGGGGTAGAGCAATACGGGCAATATGGAATAAAGAAGCAAGAAATGCTTTGAGGCGTGGGGAGTTTATTGCTTCTCACATTCAATTAATTCCAGCACACTTAGCATTTTTAGAAAGTGTTATTTCATTCTTATTGGGGGCATTCTGAATGCAGTATGAATATTGGGTATGTGGCGGTCATTATATCTGTGGATATGATACTGAGTCATCTTGTATCTGCACCAAAAATTGTGAGCCAACTCATAACTAAAAAACTACGCAAGAAATTCGGGGGTCGCCTTCGGGCGACTCCCTTTTTTTATTTTCAATTTTTCAATACTTTTCATAGAAAAGTCAGATTCGTAGTATTGATATACTAACGCCTTCTCCGCTAAACTACAAAACCAACACGGAGATGAAAAAATGACAACAACAAATGAAGAAAGAATTGCACAAATTAGAGAAAGAAATGCTGAATTATTTACTAAGATTTCAGTTTTTCCAAGTGGTCGTAGCACCATAACAAGTGATGAAATGGAAGAATTAGCCGGATTGATGGAAGAACTTGAAACATTACTTCATCTATAAACAAACGGATTCTGAAAACTACCTAACAAAATCAGGGGGAAGCCTTCGGGCTTCTCCCTTTTTTTTATTTTGAAAATCGAAACCATATAGACCCTCAAAATATCAGCAGTATTCGTGAGCGATAGTATTACTGCTAAATTAACAGCAACACAAGCAAGAGAAATCGCAATTTATCCTGATAGATGGAGTCAGTATTTTAGAACAATAAATGGTCAGCCATTCAGCCTTCACGAAAGACCATATTTGATAGATGTCTATCGGCATTTTCAACCAAGTATGAAATCTTCAAAAACTAAGATGGTTGTTCTCAAATGTAGTAGGAAGGTTGAGAAAACTGAAACTATCTGTAATCTGCTAATGTATGGACTTTTGAACATCCCATATTTCAATGCAGTTTACACAGCACCAAGACAACCGCAAGTTAGTAGATTTGTTGATGAAAGATTCAATGGTGCTTTGATGTCATCTATTAATGGTGGATGCCTGATGAAACCAAGAATAAAACAGTCAGTTAGCCACCAAACTTTTGATGTTGGTGCAAGGTCTTTGAATCACCTATATGCTTATTCAAATTGGGGGGATGCACATGGTCTATTGGGTATCGAAGCAGACATGGTATGTATTGACGAATATCAGGATTCGGGTGCAGATGTTTTACCTATGTTAGTTGAGATGTTAGCACTATCAGAATACAAGTGGGTTCTTGTTAGTGGAACTGCTAGAGAACAGGGTTCAGACTTTTGGAAATTATGGGAGAAAACTACCAAAGGAGAATGGAACGGAGAAGAATGGATTCATGGGGATTCTGAGGAAGGAATTATTGGATATCATATCAGTCAAAAAATGCATCCTGAAATTACTGATGAAGATATCAAAATGAAAAAAGCAACTTACACTCCAAGAAGATATGCGAATGAAGTTCTTGGAGAATTTTTCGCTGGTTCGACAAAACCTTTGACTTTCGATGAAGCATTGAAGGCTGTTGACACCAACAGGAAGATTTTGAGATTTGTAGATGCACCCGAAGAAACTGTGATGGGTGTTGATTGGGGAAATCAAACAACAGTTGTGATTATGAGAAAAAACGGTGAAATTGTTAATGCTGTAAAATTAGATTCAAGAGCCGACTTTGAAAACGATGAAGTTGAAGAAATTAAAAATCTCATAGAACGCTATAATTGCGTACAAGTTGTATGCGATATAGGGTATGGTGCAAGACAGGTAAAAGAACTGCAAAGAGAGTACGGAGACATGGTAAAATCGTGTTATTATTCTAGTCGCCCCCTGACACCATTCCAATACAAGAAAAGAGACAATAATCGGAATCTAATTTACATGGTTGTTGTTGATAGAACTACTTACATTGAATCAACAATTGAAGCAATCAAGAATCAAGAGATTTCACTTCCATACAAAACAACAGATTTGGAATGGGTTTTACATGAATGGTGTTCTTTGAACTCATCAGCAGAATCAGACGAAAAAAATCAACGACCAATATTATCTCAGAATAAAACAAAATTTGGTCGAGATGGAGATGACCACGCATTTCATGCTTTAATCTATGCAAGACTAGCAATTGGATTCGATGAAGATGGTGGATTGCCCCAAATTGGCGTGTTTGGGGAATAAAATCTTACAAATATCAATAGAACCGTTTCTGAGCGTTTTTTTAGGTCGGTGGTAGGTATTGACCTGAAACCGCATAGAGTCCGTCAGATTGGCTCTAAATAGTCAAATATCGGAAAATAAGGGTTTTGACCCCTAACAGGTTATGGAATAAATCAAATTTAGAAAAAAATAGTCAGAAATACAGAATATTCAGTTTTGTAAAAATCTGAAAAAAAGATGTTGAGTGCTTTTTCGACCATGTTGAACTCAACAGTATATGCACTATGCAAATTGAATCTCAATCGTGTTCTAAAAGAATATCAGCAGTTCCACCATTCAAAGTCAAAACTGCAACAATTCCCGCAGGGAATAAAATACCCTCAAAACCATATGTAACTGCACCAGCAGCCAAAGTGAAAGTATGAACAAGATTTGCTGCTACAATATCACCTGCAACTTTACCATCGTAAAGTGCTAATGTTACTGTTCCACCTGTGCTATTACCTGCTATGGAAAGTAGGTTAGTTGTTGATGCAAAAACTAAGTTGTTTCCTGTTGCTAAACTGAACGCTCGGTTTCCCATAATCATCGAAGGAGAAATTACGGTTAATTACTGTTGATGTCAACAGGTATATCTGAGATGTCAGAGAAAATATTTTTGTGAATTGGAAAATGTAGATGACGGATTCAAGCCTGAGCATCTACACAATTCACAATTGCAGTTGGATTTGACCAAACCCAAACTGCTGTTTTGGATTCCACATGAATCCACTTTTCTCCATTCCATTTTATTGGCCTAGAGCATAGCATACAGAACTCACATTGGCAGCGTGGTTGGTCATCCCCAATGGAGATAGAGGATAGACCACAATCCACGCATACACTTTGTGAGTTTGTTACTTTCATTCTACTAATTCCCCTGCTTTGTTTTGGAAGGAAACTTTGGTATCTTCATCCAACCAATTTTCTGCTTGGTCTTTGTTGTCGAAAGTCATAATGACTGAGTTAGTTTCTAGGCATACAACAGCCCATGAACCGCCTTCTAATTGCATAACAACTCGGCTTACTTCATTCTCTATTTCTTTCTCAATCAATGCTGCTGATTTTTTACCATAAGGCAGACCTGCATTCTTAGCACAGGTTGCACCATATCCATGAGTCATTGAAACATCTGTTGAAAGGTGCTTGGAACAGAAACAACAGTAGCCACTTTTTCGACCTAATCTACGGATAGTTGAGATTGGGTCTGCACGAAGGGATTGAAGGACAATCCAAGTATCGTCAGGAAGCCCCATAGAAGGGGTCATAGTGCCGTTGAAACGGTTTACATTACCTCTTGCTAGGGTTGCACCTGTTTGGATGAATCTACGGCTATCCTGAGATGATGCTCTTTCTGCTTCTGTAAACTGTAATTCTGCTGCTTCGGTTGTTCTTGTTTTTTTGTCAAAGAAGTTTAATGGGCGAATTACTAATTCTCTTTGGAACGCATCAAAAGTTTCAACGCCTTTTGTTCCGTATTTTGGAACGCATGGTGCTGGTGCTTCTTTGGTGTTGGACTCAACAACTAAAGTGATGATTGGGTGTTTCAAAGGTTTGCCGTTTTCTGAACCTTCAAACTGATTGAATAGTTCAACAACTGCATCCCATCCATCTTGCACCTTAGTAACGTCAGGAGAAGTCGCAATTCCTTTCTTGGTTAATTCCCCAACCCAATACATTTGCTTGTCAGAAAGACGGCCATATTTATTCCATGAACCAATCAAATCAATTGCGAAGTTTTTGTCTCGACCTGTAAGACTTTCATGGACTTTCTTTAGAGCATCAATTTTTGGATTTCCACCACGACTTGCTTGAGGCGTATTTAGTTCTTTGACGTAATACATCTGAGAAGAAGATAGTTTTCCATTTGCTAGAAATTGACTAACTAGAGATTGAGCGAAACCAATACTTCTGTTAGGAACTGTACCCATGTCTAAAGCATCTTGAAGTGCAGCAATCTCAGGATGAGCATGACGTGTCTCAACATCAGTTTCAACAACTGAATTATTTTTAGAATCAGGCAATGCTGAAAATTGTTTTTCTGAGATGAAACTTAGACCTGTTGCATTGCAGTATTCACAGGCACTACCTTTGTTGTATATATTGCCCGAAGTCCTACCGACTCCTTTGCAGCATTGACAGGCTACTAGAACAGCACCCTTTAGTGAATTACCCCAATTTGCAGATAGTTGTTTTACATATGGTTTTTTGTTGCTTCCATTCTTGAGTTGTTTAACAGAAGGTTTGGTGCTAGTTAGTGATATTATATCGAAAGATGCTGGCTTTGGTAAAATGTTATTCAAGCAATTTTGTTTGAATGGTTTGTCGTCATATTGACCACCTGAAACTACTTTTGTATCAGCAATAGAATGGAACAAAATACCATCCTCACAAACATAATAATATTCTCCATTTGAATCAGTTTTTCTTTGAACAAGTATAGACCTTCTTAGCCTATCATATCTTGCTGATATTGTTCCAATCATGGTATTGCTCGCACCATAGTAATCCAAAGGAATGTGAATAGTCTCAGGAGAAGAACCATCCTTGAATCCACATATCAAATTTCTTGTCTCATATCCATTACCGATATTTTTTTCTCCATAGATTCCAACATCGTGAGATTTGGCTGCAACATTCCAACTTCTCGGCATGAGAACTTTGGCTGATTGCCTATCTCCATTCTTGACTAATTCAATCAAATCTTTCTGCGTAGTATGAGCCAAAAGAATATTCCTTCCCCACCAATCAATCGGTGAATCATATTTCTTGACATCAAAATTATTTACACGGACTTGACCACCAAACCGACTGTATGCAATTGGTATGTGGCTTATGTCCTCAGTTTGTATTAATGCGTAGTGTTGATGCTCATCATTGTTTGTTGGCTGTTTAACAACAAGTCCTGTTGATTGTAATTTCATTCTCATTCGATTATATCTTTGAATTGGTGTTAAGTCATGTAGGAAATCTTTGGCTGAAATCCTACTTTTTGGGTCATTTAGTGTGTTTTCTGTTATCATGGTATCATTTTCCTTGCCCTACGGGTCGCTTTTATCGCTTCGCTCACGTTGGCTATCGGTTATGAATACTTCGTTTTCTCAATAAAACTCGATAATACTGTATCAAGTGCATTCGGAATTGAGTTGCAGCCTAATATTCCGAGATGCAATACTTGCAGCAATCAAGAAAGAATGAACAAAATTGCCAACAAACAAAATATCTGAGAGAAAATCACAATCGCTAATCCGATTGGGTCAAGTTCTTCGCTCATAATTTATCTCTTAACTGATTAGGTTTTTTAGGAAATCTATTCTATGAACAACATCCATTTCCTTAGTTGTGAAAATTGTTCCTGATGTCATATGAATTTCAGCAGATTTACCTTCGATTATAGTAATAGCGATAATCTTAGATTGGTCAATAAAAGACCATCCACTTTCTGTTAAAATTTCTAGGATTTCCATTCCAATCACTCACGCAAATGGATTTCTTTTTCTCTCAGCCATTTCTGCTTCACGAAGTATTCTTTGTTCTGCCCTGCGAGCGTCATCTGCTTTTCTCTTCTTGGCTCTTTCCCATCTGATTTCTCCAACTTCAACAACAGCATCTACAACCATCTGAATGTGTGGGTCATTTGGATTGTCAAAATGGATAGCCCATTGGAATCCACGCTTGGTTAAATCAACATCATCTACTCGGATGTTTCCTTCTGTAACCTGTGGTCTAATTTGTTCCCATGCTGCTTCCTTAATCCATATTGATGCACCACCACCCTGAGAACCATAAATAGCAGCGATTCTTTGGTAACTACCGTTCAAAGATATTGCTGTGTATTTTACTGCCCCCGCAGTCTTTTCATCAAAGGTACATCCGTATTTATCAAATGCATTTATGATACTTGCTTTCGTCATCGTTTTTATATCGGCTTTCGTATATTCAGTCATTATTCACAACTCCTGTGTAATTTACGTTAGAAAATCCCACCTATATTAATGAATACATTTCTGACAATGAATATGCTTCTGACCAAACATCGTCAAATAATTGGAACGGTGGGATTATTGACATCAGAATGAATGTTGACATCAACATCATCCTCATTCCAAAACTCTCACTTCGACATTTCCGCCAACTCGTTTGAATACAAACTCGACATTCGGATTTGCGAAAACTATGATTTGCATTTTCCGACCAAACTCATGTGGATTCATTGACGCTGGGAATATCCATTCTTTCTCCATGATAAGACCTGTTAATCCCACCTATATCAAGAGATGAATATAATGACTCCATCTATCACAGCCTGTCGCAAAGGAACGGTATCACAAATAGTTCCATTGTAGTATGCACCAATCGGTAAAATCTCATAGATGAAAACATCAGAATGCACTTCCATTTGTATGTCTGTAAAATTATCCAAAGTTCCATCGACCCCCAAAATATAATCGGCTGTTATTAATCCTTCATTCTCGATTCGCTTGGAAACGATTTCACCATCAAACCACATACAGGAATCTTCTTCCCAAAATGGTACTATTCTTGCTGGTAATGGGGGCATCATAGAAACTGATGATAATAGAATTACTGTGAACAACGCAAACACTTGAAGAACCAAATTTGAACCATTTTGTTCACTCATAAATATGAAAGAGAAAACGATGGTTAATGTCTAAGATGATTAGGTGGGAGTAGGGGGATGAAAAAAGGAAATAACACAACCCTACCCAACGCCCCCTACCCCCAAAATACGTGGTATTATTGCCGTTGAGTAATCTATGCCTGATTCTCCCACCTATATTAAGGATTCATTAATGTAATTCTTCTAGCATTATAATCTGAAACTGCATTGTAATCCACATTCCATTTCTTGACATCATCTGTTGGATTCAACAATCTGACATTCTGAAAATAAACATCGAATCCCAATGAAGAAAACAAGTCTTTCAAATAAGTAATTTCCATTCCTGTATTCTGCATTCTCATAACGACTTTTCGATTCCCCAAATTATCTGTTGCGAGATGTAGTTCTCGACCCTCTTCTGCTTCGACCAGCAAATAAGATACTTCGACCATGAATATTCGGATTGTATTGGGGTTTTTTATTCCGCCTGTTTCCGAGCCGATTAACCATATGAACTCAAGACTATATAAACTGAGCAATATTTCAAAAAATAGCGTTTTTCATGTTGAGTTCAACACGGAGTTTTTGTCGGATTTCATTTCCCAAAAACAATCC